GGAATGTTTTTATAAGATCGCTACAAAATTAGCTAATCGACCAAACTTCTCATCATATTCTTATAAAGATGAAATGATCGGTGATGCCATCGAAAATTCTGTAAATTATGTTTCTACGTTTGATCCAGACAGAGGAAGCAATCCATTTGCATTTTTTACTCAGACTGCTTGGAATGCATTTGTTGCAAGAATCAATAAAGAAAAGAAACAGCAGTATGTTAAATACAAAGGTATGGAGCATATGATTATTCATAACAATAATTTTTCTGCTCAAGTATCAGATGTACCTCACGCCCTTTCATCAGAATTTTATGAGAACACACAAAAGTTCATTGCCTCTTATGAAGAAGGTATTGAAAACGCAAAACTAAAGAAAGAAGCAAAGCTCCAAGAAAAAAGAGGATTGGAGAATTTTATAGAGGATGTATAAACATGTTAAAGTATGATAATGTACCAGTATTAATTAGACAGATGGGTGATAACGCTCTTGATAAAAGCAATCGTCAAGATGTAAGATTTAATTATGTCCAGACAATTAGAAATATCAAAGAATATTGTGATCATATTATTGCGAAATATGAAGGAAGAAAGTGACTAAAATTGCTCTGATTACGGATCAACATTTTGGATCGCGTGGTGATGCAGATGTTATGCACAATCACTTTCAAAGATTTTATGAGAATGTATTTTTTCCTTATTTGAAAGAAAACGATATAGATACTGTAGTGGATTTGGGCGATACTTTTGATAGAAGAAAGTTTATCAACTTTGTTTCATTGAAGCGTTGTCGTGAATATTGGTTTGATCCTATCCGGGAGAACAATATAAATCTGCATTTAATTGTGGGCAATCATTGCACCTCATATAAAAATACAAATGAAGTAAACTCGCCGGATCTACTTCTAGGTGAATATGATATTGGAGTATATTCTTCTCCTACAGAAATAGATATTCGTGGTCATAAAATAGTTATGATGCCATGGATCTGTGATGATAACAGAGAGCAGGCTCTGGACATTATTGAGAAGTCAAATGCTGATATTCTTCTAGGACACCTAGAACTGGATGGATTTGAGATGCACAGAGGACAGCCACATCACGGTGGTATGGAAGCAAATGTATTTTCAAAGTTTCATCTTGTTCTGTCTGGACATTTCCACCACCGATCAACTTCTCGCAACATCACATATCTTGGATGTCCATATGAAATGTCATGGAGCGATTATAATGATCCAAAGGGGTTTCATGTGCTTGATCTTGAAACAAAAGAGTTGACATTTATTGAGAATCCGTATAAACTGTTTCATAAGGTCAAGTATGACGATAATAAGTGGAAAGATTCGGATCAACTGAAGTCTTTCGATTTCTCGTATCTGAAGGATTCTTACGTCAAGGTGATTGTCATCAACAAGACAAATCCTTATTGGTTTGATCTATTTGTTGATAAGATCGAAAAGGAAAATCCTATTCAAGTTCAGGTGGTTGATGATAACTTGAATCTAGATTTGGTTGATGACGAAGATATTCTAGAAAATGTGGATGATACCTTGACTATTCTACATAACTCCATAGATAATATGGCAACAGATGTTGACAAGAAAAGACTTGACAATTTGTTCAAATCACTGTACAGTTCCGCCCTTGATATAGGATAATTATATGACTTTTGCAGAATGGTTCAACGAAATTGAATTGTATAGTCTTCGTGGCGAAAGATTTTACGATGATCTTTATACCTACAAAATGGATGGTATTGATGCTGAACACATAATAAACTGGCTCAAGGCTGCATACGAAGTTGGATATGAACATGCTATGGGAAACTTGTTGGATGATGGTAAGTAATGCTGTTCTTTAGAAAACTTCGTTGGAAAAATCTCCTTAGTACCGGCAACACATTTACAGAGATTGAACTGGATAATTCTCCTACGACTCTGATCATTGGTCAGAATGGCTCAGGTAAGTCAACATTTCTAGATGCACTCTCTTATGTTCTGTTTGGAAAGCCATTCCGAAAAATCAATCGACCTCAACTTCTGAACTCCATAAATCAGAAGAACCTCATGGTTGAGGTTGAGTTCCAGATTGGAACCAAAGAATATCTCATCAAGCGTGGCATGAAGCCAAATGTGTTTGAGATTTGGCAAGACGGAACTCTTCTAAATCAAGATGCTGCGGCTAGAGACTATCAGGATGTTCTAGAAAAAACCATTCTGAAACTGAACCACAAGAGTTTCTGTCAGATTATCATTCTGGGTTCTTCGACCTTTGTTCCTTTTATGCAACTACCAACAGGTCAGCGCAGAGAGATTATTGAGGACCTTCTTGATATTCAGATTTTCTCCAGAATGAATATTCTTCTGAAAGATCGTATTTCACAGAACAAGAACGACATTCAAGAAGTAAAATACCAGATCGATTTGATCAAGGAAAAGATTACTCTACACCGAAATCTAATCAAGAAACTTCAGAAGAATAATGATCAACAAATCGACGATCTGCAAAACAAGATTTTTGCTGCACAAGAAAAGATCAATGATTATGAGGCTCTCATTCAAGAAAAGACGACAGAGGAGATTGCTCTTCGCGATTCTATTTCCGATCAGGAATCAAATAATAAGAAGCGAGAGACAGCAGCTTCTCTCATCAAGAGCCTAAGAGAAAAGATCAAAAAGATAAATGCTGAGATTGCTTTCTATCATGACAATGATAACTGTCCTACTTGCAAGCAAGGCATTGAACACACATTCAAGGACGAGACGATTGAAGGCAAGCGCAAGTCTCTTCGCGAAACGGAAGAGGGACTGAAAACTCTAGAGGCACAGTTTGTAGATATTGATAAGAGGTCTATAGAAATCGGTGCTATTGTGTTGGATATTGCAGCGATACAACGAAAGATTTCTGAGTATAATGGTCATATCTCTAGCGGATATACATATATAAAGGATACAACGAAAGAAATTGAAGACCTCAAGGTCAAGAATGTTGAAGATACCAATGAAACAAATGTCATCGAATCTCTCAAGAAAGAATATATTGAGAAGGAAAAGTTCAGAGAAGAACTATTCAAAGACAAGGGAGTTTTGGATGTCGCTGCTGTTCTGTTGAAGGATGGTGGCATCAAAGCAAAGATCATCAAGCAGTATGTTCCTGTCATCAATAAACTGATCAATAAATATCTAGCTATCATGGAACTACCGATCAGTTTTGAGTTGGATGAGAACTTCAACGAGACTATCAAATCAAGGTTCCGAGACACTTTCTCATACGAATCATTCTCAGAGGGCGAGAAAAAGCGAGTCGATCTTTCCATTCTATTTGCTTGGAGAGCCATCGCTAAGATGAGAAACAGTGCAAATTCAAATATTTTGGTTCTTGATGAAATAATGGATGGTGCGATGGACGGCACAGGTATGGAACAACTAGATATAATAATTCGAACAATCTGTGCTGATACAAATGTGTTCATCATTTCACATAGAGAGAATCTGATAGATAAGTTCAGTAATATAATAAAGTTTGAAAAGGTAAAAGATTTTTCACGAATCTCAGCATAAGGAATAATAATGACAAATTTTGAAAAAGTTAAGCATTTTATGAAGACATTTGGACAAGAATGTCAAGATCAGCCAAAATTTCCCTCTAAGGATGTAGTGGCCCTTCGTTATGAACTAATTCGAGAAGAACTTGAAGAATTGAAGGATGCAATTAAAGATCATGATATTGTAGGAGTTGCCGATGGATTGACCGATATTCTTTATGTAACTTATGGAGCGGGTCTGGCATTTGGTATTGATCTTGATGCATGTTTTGCTGAAGTTCAAAGATCGAATATGACCAAACTTGGTTCTGACGGCAATCCGGTCTATCGCGAAGATGGTAAGATTAAGAAAGGTCCAAATTATGAAAAGCCAAATCTTAAGCTAATTCTAGGGGTAATCTGATGCAACTTGTTGATGGTAATGATCCAATTCTAAAGCAGCCTTGTGAAAAATATAATTTCATCAATCCACAGACTGATCTTGTAGAACTTGTTGACAATATGGTTCGAGTGATGTATGATAATTATGGACTAGGAATATCTGCCAATCAGATTGGGGTTCCACTTCAGATTTTTGTTATGGCGGCAGAGAAGCCGGTTCTAGTGATCAACCCTAAGATTCTAGAATCATCACCAGAATTGGTTGAATTGGAAGAAGGGTGTGTTTCATATCCAAAACACTTTCTAAAGATCAAAAGGCCAATGTGGGTTAAAGTTCGGTATAATTTAGGATCTGGTCAGGCACAAACATTTAGATATGAAGGCATTTCTGCCAGAGTTTTTCAGCACCAGTATGATCTTTTAAATGGTAAAACTATGTGGGATAATGTTTCAAAATTGAAGAGGGATATGCTTCTGAAAAAGATGGAGAAGATGAAGTGAGTGCTTACAAATATTATGAGGAAAATGATGATAGGGAGGAGAAGATGAATCACCACAATACAGTCGGTTTTGACAATGAGCAAACAAAGAAATATGTTCAAGATCTCAATAAGAGATTATTTGACAAGATGGAACGTAGCACACAGGCGGGTTCAGAATCCCATTCTAAAATCAACTATAAATACAACGAGGATAAGATTCTTCAAGAGATTGCCGAATATATCGACGGCACATACGGCGAACATTATTCCAAAGGCAAGATCCAATCAACAGAAATCGCTATTGATCGTGGCAGAGGATTGCACTTCTGTCTAGGTAATGTTGACAAGTATTCAGGTAGATACGGTCAAAAGGGAACTCCTGAAGATTGGCGTAAGGACCTAATGAAAGTCGTTCATTATGGTATCATCACCCTCTTTATCCACGATTTAGAACATAATAAGGAAGATTGATCGCAAGAGATCATAATGGCAATTTTGCAAAAATGGAGAATAAATAAATATGGAAATTAGTGTTTCAATCGAGGAACTTCGGAAGAAGTCTATATTCTGCGGAGTCCCCATGTATGCGGGCCAATGTTTTGGGAACTTCACTAAGTCATCAAATGATCTAACCGCACTAGGTGCCCATTATGGCATCAATATTCGGTTCTACTATCTTTTCAATGAAAGCCTTATCACTCGTGCCCGTGCTTATATTTGTGATGAGTTCCTTCGTTCGGACTGTAGCCATCTGCTATTCATTGACTCTGACATTTCGTTTGATGCAAATGATGTTATTGGTATGCTTGCACTTATGACGGATGAATCCGAATATGATGTTCTGGCTGCTCCATACCCCAAGAAGTGCATTTCGTGGGAAAAGATCAAGCAGGCTTGTGACATGGGTGTAGCCGATCAGGATCCAAATGTTCTAGAAAAGTTTGTTGGTGATTATGTTTTCAATCCAGCAGGTGGCAAGGCATCGATTCGTCTAGACCAACCAGAAGAGGTTCTAGAGTCTGGCACAGGCTTTATGATGATTAGTCGTAAGGCACTCGAAACTTTTGTCGCAGGACATCCAGAACTGATGTATAAGCCTGATCATGTTCGCACAGCCGCATTTGATGGTTCTCGTGAAATCTGTATGGCATTTGATGCTGCTATTGATAATAAGCACACTCACATTCGTACTGAGATGAGAGAGTTCCTAAAGAACAATCCTAAGGCAACTCCAGATGATATTATTGATTTTGTCGATGATACTGAAAATTCTGCATTTGGTCATAAGTATTCTAAGAGATATCTATCAGAAGATTATTTCTTCTGCCAACGCGCCAGAAAGATTGGTCTGAAGGTATGGCTGTGTCCTTGGATTAAGTTAGCCCATACTGGGACCTATACTTTTTCCGGTTCTCTTGCCGATATTGCCAGCATCGGTGTCAGTGCCACCGCTGATCCGGGAAAGTTGGGGAAGAAGGCATAAAACTATTGACACAGAGGGCCAGATACAATATACTGGCCCTCTTCTTATAACATGGAGTATATTATGAAATTAAGTGAAAAGACCCTGAGTATTCTAAAGAGTTTTTCAACGATTAATCCTAGTATTAAGATTAATCAAGGAAGCACTCTGTCAACAATCTCACCAACAAAGAATATTCTCGCAAAGACTTCTATCGAGGAAGATTTTGAGAAGATGTTTTGCATCTATGATCTACCTCAGTTCCTTGCCACTCTTTCGATGCTCAAGGATGCAGAAATTGAATTGCGTGATAGTGATGCAGTAATTAGTTCTGGTCGGCAGAAAGTTGTATTTCGATTTGCTGATGAATCTATGATTAAGGTTACAGTCCCATCAAAGGAAATTAATTTTCCTAATCCAGAAGTTTCTTTTGAACTAAAGTCAGAAGATCTTTCATCAGTAATTAAGGCAACCGGAGTTCTTGGTCTTCCAGAAATTGCTGTTGCTGGCGAAGACGGAAAGCTCTATATTCGAGCAATTAATACCAAGGATGTTGGAACCAATAAGTTTGATATTGAACTTGGAGAAACTGATCAGACATTCGTTGCGGTAATTAAGCCTGAATATCTTTCTAAGCTTATTTCTGGAAATTATCAGGTAGATATTTCATCTAAGCTTATTTCCCGATTTACTGGAGATGATATTACATATTGGGTATGTCTTGAGGCAGATTCCAGTTCTTTTGAATAAATATGTGATGTAGTACAGGAAGACTCGGAAGCGTAGGTGCCTGTACCACCGTTGATGCTTCTGCTTTTTATTATGGAGATTTATTATGCGCGATAATTATTTGTGGTCGGAAGATTATCGACCACAGAAGATTGAAGACTGCATTCTACCAGAAAATCTAAAGAACACGTTTCAGCAATTTGTAGAACAGAAGAATATTCCTAACCTTTTGCTTTCTGGGTCTTCTGGTTGCGGCAAGACAACTGTGGCTAAGGCGATGCTAGAAGAACTACATTGCGATTATATTGTTATCAATGGGTCTATGAACGGAAACATTGATACTCTTCGTAATGAAATTAAGAATTATGCATCAGCAGTAAGTTTTTATGGTGGCCGTAGGTATATCATTATTGATGAAAGCGACTATCTGACCCCGCAGACTCAAGCAGCACTTCGTAATTTCATGGAAGAGTATTCTAGTAATTGTGGGTTTATTATGACTTGCAATTTTAAGAATCGAATTATTGAGCCACTTCATTCTCGCTGTTCTGTAATTGATTTTAAGATCAAGAAGTCTGATCTTCCTTCTCTGGCATCTCAGTTCCTAAAACGGGTCTGTGGAATTTTGGATAAGGAAGGGGTTGAGTATGAAAAGAAGGTTATTGCCTCTGTTATCACACAACATTATCCAGACTGGCGACGAGTTCTAAACGAACTTCAACGATATTCTGTTGTAGGCAAGATTGATGAGGGAATCCTTGTAAACTTTTCTGAAGAATCGTTTAAGTCTCTAGTAAACCATCTTAAGAATAAAGATTGGCCGAATGCTCGTAAGTGGGTTGGCGAGAATTCAGATACTGATGTTGATTCTCTGTTTAAGAGCCTATATGATAATATGCATGATTTTGTTGTTCCACAGAGTATTCCAGAATTAGTTTTAATCCTTGCTCGTTATCAATATCAACACGCATTCGTGGCTAATGCTGAGATTAATTTGGCAGCATGTGTTCTGGAGATTATGGCAAGCGTATCATTCAAATGACTATTAATCCTTTCGACTATATTAATGATATTTCATATAATAAAAAGGATATTATTAGAAACTCTGATAATCCGGAATTGGATGAGAAAGAATATCAGCCATGGTTAACTAATAAAACCTTTTCATATTTTCCAGATACTGCACTATATGCATCAGAGATGAATAAGTATTCTTTTCTTCCTAACCAGATGGCATTTGATTATCTCATAAATAGTATCAGTAAGCGTAAGAGATTCACTAAGCAGTCAAAACATATTACTTCTGATGAAGTTCATGCTATATCAGATTATTTCGGGTATAGTTTGCGGAGAGCAGAAGAAACTATCAAGTATTTAACTGCTGACCAGATCTCAGAGATAAAGAAAAAGACCGATACTGGCGGGGTATAAAACTAATGGACGATATTTTTAAGGGTTTAGGTGTAGAAATAAGATTACTCGACCCAGATGATTTTCTGGTGATAAAAGAAACTCTGACTAGAATTGGTGTTGCCTCCAAAAAAGATAATACGCTTTTTCAATCGTGCCATATATTGCATAAGCAAGGAAGATATGCTATTATGCATTTTCTTCAGATGTTCAAACTTGATGGGAAACCCAGTAACCTCTCTGAAAATGATCAGGCAAGATTAAATACTATCGCCAATTTACTCGATGATTGGGGTTTAGTAGAAATTATCAATAAAGACAAGACAAAGGAGCCGGTTGTTCCTGTATCTTATTTAAAAATTGTTTCATATAAAGATAAGAAAAATTGGAATTTGCAGTCTAAATATTCAATCGGAACGCATAAATAAGAATGGTTTTGTAGGATGTACCTTAACATCCTACCTCTATCGCCTAATGGGATAGGGAAACGCAAACTCGCTTAAATAGGAGAAATAATATGACTACATGGGACTTTCGTCATAACTTCCTTCCAAAGGAATTTGACCGATTTTTTGTTGGCTTTGATCCACTAGTTCAAAAACTATCAGAAGCCGCAGAGCAAACAGCAAAGCTTGCTCAAAACTATCCTCCATATAATATTAAAAAAGTTGACGATAATCGATATGTCATTGAAATGGCAGTTGCTGGTTTCGGAAAGCAAGATATTGAACTTGAACTGGCTGATGGTAAGCTAGTCATCAAGGGTAATGTAGGTTCTGGAGAACCAGCAGAACAAGATTCAAAGGGTGAGTGGACTTGGCCACAATTTATCTATCAAGGCCTTGCTATGCGACCTTTCACTCGTCAGTTCACACTCGCAGATCATGTCGAGATTAAAGGTGCAGATCTTCTAAATGGCATTCTTCGTGTTGGTCTGGAATATGTAATTCCTGAGCATAAGAAGCCCCGCAAGATTGATATTGCAGATAAATCAGAGAAGGTTAAGTAATATGTCAAGTAACATCGTTTTAGTTTCGCACACTTGTGCGTGGACAATTATTGCGTTGTGTCTTTTTATGGGCGCATATATTATTCAACCAATCATTTAACAAAAAAGAAGAGGGGAGAAATCCCCTCTTCACATTTTTAGTGCTATGTCTTTTATCTCGTTGGTTCTTCTAATCCAACCCGCACCATATCTATCAAACTTTGATAGCGTATGGTAATATTGTGCGCGTAAATCTTGAAATCCTGCGATTGCTTTATCCACACCATATGCGGCAATATATGAGTTTAGTTTGCCGATTGTTCCGTCACCTATGTGACCGTCTGTTGTTGCTCCAACAAGTGTTTGCAGAGCCTTAGCAGAATGAACTCCTCCATTGACATCAAAGTCAAATATACACAGGTCAAGGCCTTTAGGAAGAATATCTCCTTTTACCAAATCCCAAAAATATGCTTTATAAAGAGGAGAAACTTTATCTGGTGTTAGACCTAGCATTTCTACTTTTGATGCAGAATGTTTGATCCATTGACTGTATGTTTTCTGAGTAACACCCATATTTGTCATTCCGCCCGGATCCTCAGGATCATTCACAAAGCCACCCTCATATTTGAGAGTGACTTTTAGACAGTTTTCAAAGTTATTTGCTGCCATCAGTCTTTTTCTTCCTGCTGACAACCTTCTTCACTTCAGCCACAACTTCTGCTTCCACGGTCTTGGCTTCAGCCTCGATTTTCTTGAAATCTTCAATCAGAGTTGTCTTTTCTTTTGTGAAGAAAGCCTTGATGGCTTCCCAGATTTTCTTTAGATAGTTGATCATTTCTTGACTCCTTTGTTTATATCATCAATAGTTTTGTTGTGTGCATCAATAAGATCGAGTAAAGCGTTTACTTGGTTGACACATTGATAATATTGGGCGTAGTTGTCGTTGATGGTGGCGAGAGCTTGATTGTCTCTAACGCCTGAGGGCGCTGCGTTAGCTGCTGCGGTACGATCAGCCTTTGTATTACTGGCGGCTGAATTGTGGGTGTACACGAAGCCAAGGCTAAGGATATTACCGGCAGGAACATTGTTTTGAATAATATTTGAATTTTCATCATGATTCTCCTTGATGGTATGCCATCTATCAACATATTGTGTTACTATTTGAACTTTCTTCTCACTCAATTCGTTCTCATACTGATCCTGTTGTGTTATCAGTTTTGTGTTGAGTTCATCAATTTGTTTTTGTCCGTCTAGTTTTCCTAGATGTAGTCCATAAAAGAAGGCAGCAATGATGATACCTAGACCAATAATACCGGACACAAGATATTTGATTATAGTTGCCTGAGGCATAATAAATCTCCATATTTATAATTAGGCCGTCTATTTATATATTTACATATTCCGTTTTATATGATATGGTTGCGTTTACATTCGATAGGAGAACAAATGAAATTTTATACTAATGTTTTTCAAAAGGGAAATTATATTTACCTTCGTGGATATGATAATGGCAAATCTTTTGCCAAGAAGGAATATTATAAACCATATCTTTTTGTGCCTTCTAAGGAAGAAGATTCTGAATCAAAATATCGGACAATCCACGATCAGGTTGTAGAGAAGTTGGATTTCGATTCCATCTATGACGCCCGTGAATTTTCCAAGCAATATGAAGATGTAGACAATTTTAATGTGTATGGGCAGACTAATTGGGCATACAATTATGTGTTTGATAATTATCGTGGAGAAATTAAATATGATCCCTCCACAATTTCTGTATGCAGCATTGACATTGAAAACCGAGTTGGTGAAGAAGATATTGCCACATCTATTCAGACTACTCCTAATGAAGTAACAGCCATTACGATTAGTCGTTCTGGTAAGAAAACTGTTATGGGCTGCGGTGAGTTCACTACTGATGACCCAAATATCAAATATATTAGATGTAAGGATGAAGAGCATCTTCTTCAAGTATTCTTAGAGATTTGGAATTCTGTTGAATATAGCCCAGATGTAGTTACCGGGTGGAACGTAAATGGGTATGACGTACCATATCTAGTTGGCAGAATTGTAAGGATTCTTGGACAAGAGGCGGCGAATAAACTTAGCCCATGGGGAATTATTTGTCCATATGATACTGAGATCCGGGGTAAGGTTGTAACTTCTTATGAACTTCGTGGTATTGCAATTCTTGATTATCTTGAACTATATAAGAAGTTTACGTATTCAAGTCAGGAATCTTACCGTCTAGATCATATTGCCTTTGTAGAACTTGGTCAAAATAAGATAGATTATCGAGATGCTGGTTATACTAGCCTAAATGATCTTCATGATCGTAACTTTCAACTTTTTTGCGAATACAATGTGCATGACGTAACTCTAGTGGATATGCTTGAAGATAAGATGGGACTCATTGAGTTGGTCTTTACTATTGCATATTTGGGTAAAGTTAATTATGTAGATGTTTTGGGTACAGTTAAAATCTGGGAAGTGATTATTCATAATTATTTGATGGAACGATGCCGAGTTGTTCCACAGAAGAAACATAATTCAGCAATGGAATATGCGGGTGGATATGTCAAAGAAGTTCAGACAGGAATGCATCGGTGGGTAACCTCATTCGATCTTGACAGTCTATATCCACATCTTATTATGGGATATAATATTTCACCAGATACATTTGTAAAACGACTTCCCTCATTTTACAGCATTGATCAACTTTTGGATAAAGATTATAATCTAGATCTGGTTGATCCTAATTCTGGGTGTTCATATGCAGCAAATGGATGCATGTATCGAAAAGATAAGCAAGGGTTTCTTCCTGCTTTGATGGAAAGTATGTATTCTAACCGATCTATTTACAAGAAAGAAATGATATCAGTTAAGAAGGAATATGAGAAGACAAAAGACAAGAACCTTGAGAAAGAAATTTCTCGTCTGAATAATCTTCAGATGGCTTTTAAAATTTTGTTAAACTCTGCTTACGGAGCTTTAGGAAACAGATTCTTCAATTGGTTTGATATTAATCATGCTGAAGCGATTACCATTTCAGGGCAGCTTTCTATTCGATGGGTCTCTGATCGTCTTAATGAATACCTAAACAAGATTTGTGAAACCAATAATGTGGATAGAGTGGTTGCAAATGACACAGATTCTTGCTACTTAAATCTTAGTGATTTAGTTGATGCAGTTTTTGAAGATCAAAGTGATACTAAAAAAATCGTATCTTGGCTTGAGAAAGTTTGTGATCAAAAGATAAATCCATTTATTGATAATTCATATCAACATCTTGCTAATAGAATGTCTGCATATCAACAGAAAATGAGAATGAAATTGGAGTGTATTGCAGATAAGGCTATCTGGACTGGTAAGAAGCGTTATATCATGAATGTCTGGTATCAGGAGGGGGTTACATATCAGACTGGTAAATTGAAGATGACTGGAATTGAGGCCATTAAATCTTCAACACCTCAGGCATGTCGGGACGCATTGAAAAATGCTTTAAGTCTCATCATGAACAAAGACGAAGAAACCCTTCAGGAATATATCAAGACATTTAGATCAGAATTTAGTAAAATGAAGTTTGAATATATTGCATTCCCAAGAGGAATTTCTGATATTTCTAAGTATAAAACCAAAGATGGAGAATTTCCCTTAGGGTGTCCAATCCATGTTAAAGGAAGTCTGTTATATAACAGATTGGTGGAGAAATATAAACTTCATGGCAAATATGAAACTATCACAAATGGTGATAAGATTAAATTTGTATATCTGAAGCAACCAAACCCATATCACTCTAATGTTCTTGCTTCTCCCGGAGAAATCCCATCAGAATTTGATCTAGAAAAATACATTGACTATAATAAACAATTTGAGAAGACCTATCTAGACCCTCTGGATATTATTCTCAATACAATTGATTGGAATGCAGAAAAACAAAATACTTTGGATGCATTCTTTGTTTAATAAAGGAAAGAATATGGAAAACTCAATTAGTAATTGGTCGATGTTTGGAACACGATCTGTAATGATTGTTCTTCATAAGTATGAACATGATGATGAAGTTTTGTATCAACCTGCAATATCATTTTCTCTTAATGATGGAAATGAAGAATCAGAAGATGTTGATGAACAGAAATATATTGATATTTTTCTGGACATTTTTGAAGAATGTCGTTATTGTGCAGCCAGAGAAGTTGCCTCTAGACTACTAGGCATGTTCGATAATATTTGTGATAAAGTTCTTGTTATTGGTTCTGATGGCAATCCAATTGATGAAGAAGATCTTTCGTTAACAGATATCTTGAATGAAGAAGATGAAGAAGACAATGAAGATGATTTTGTTCCAGTAAAAACTGGATCTAATAAACCAACTGTTCACTGAGAGGATATATTATGAGCGAATTACTAAAGCGTATGAAGTCTGCTGGTTCCATTAAGGAAACTGAAGTTTTATCAAAATCTTCATTTTTCAATAAGAAAGATTGCATCCCTACAGAAGTTCCCATTATTAATGCAGCACTATCTGGTCATTTGGATGGTGGACTAACTTCGGGACTAACGTTTCTCGCTGGACCATCGAAACATTTTAAGTCACTTCTTGGTTTGGTCCTCGTTAAGGCATATATGAATAAATATCCGGATGCGGTTTGTTTATTTTATGATTCTGAGTTTGGTATCACACCGGAATATATTTCATCTAATGGTATTGATACAGATCGAGTTTTACACATTCCAATTGAACACCTTGAGCAACTAAAGATTGATATTTCGAAGCGGTTGGAAGAAATTAAGCGAGGAGATAAAGTTGTTATTTTCATTGATTCTGTTGGCAATCTAGCATCAAAGAAAGAACTAGATGATGCGCTTGATGGTAAGACTGTTGCAGATATGTCACGCGCACGACAAATGAAGTCTCTATGGAGAATTGTTACTCCTAGTTTGTCTACCAAGGATATCCCATGTATTGTTGTGAATCATACTTATCAGTCGATGGAATTATATTCTAAGGCAATTATGTCTGGTGGTACTGGTGGCATGTATTCCGCAAATCAGGTATTTATTATCGGTAAAGCACAAGAAAAAGATGGAACAGATCTTATTGGCTGGAATTTCACAATCAATATTGAGAAGTCTCGTTTTGTGAAGGAAAAGTCTAAGTTCACTTTCCTTG